ATATAACGGTTGCGGATTTTAGGCGAAATAAGCTGGCGCTGGCTAGAATCGCAAGGATTGAGCAAGTAATAGAAGATAATAGAATAAAATAAGAGGGCTTAGAGATGGTTGAGGTATTACATATTGATTGCATGGAGTACATGAAAACGCTAGAGAATAATGCTTTTGATCTTGCTATTGTAGACCCCCCTTATGGGATAGGGATTAGCTCTGACCCTGTGAGACATCAGCATCAAAAAAAGCAATGGGACAATGAGATACCTCAAAAGGATTATTTTATAGAGCTTATGAGAGTGAGTAAAAATCAGATTATTTGGGGGGGTAATTACTTTTTAGATTATTTGGGAAACACGCAAGGCTTTTTGATTTGGGATAAAAAACAACCACATGATTTTAGCCTTGCTATGTGTGAGCTTGCATGGATGAGCTTTCAAACCCCCGCAAAAATTTTCAGGTATAGCGTTTTAGCTGAGAAGTGGAAGCAGCACCCAACACAAAAGCCCGTTAAGCTCTACGAATGGCTATTAGCTAACTACGCCAAAGAGGGTGATAGGATACTCGATACACACTTAGGCAGCGGCTCAAGCGCAATAGCAGCGCATTATGGCGGCTTTGATTTTGTCGGATGCGAGCTAGACGAGGATTACTATAAGGCGGCTTGCAATAGATTTGATAACGAAACGTCACAAATAGACATGTTTTAATTTCTAGCAACAAATAACAATAATTTTAATAAAAACACTTGCAATACAATATCAGGCATGTATAATAACCATATTGATTAATAAGACTGATTAAAAAAGAGGGTTTAATTATGCGAATTTCAAATTTATCTAATGATTCATTGCTAATACAGGCTAACGTAAATAAAAAAGGTGACTATGAGCTTGTCTGTAGAGTTGCTGATCAGATGGTTGCTGACTCTGGCGGTGACTTTGTTGTAGCTTCTGAATGCCCCTATGAACAGTGGGTTCAAATTTGTGCAAAATGGGAATGGGAGCAAGCAGAGGACTTAAGGGATTGCTATAAAGAGGCTAAGCGCAAAGTATATAGTGCAAAGTAATAAACAAAAAAAAGTAATGTCAACGCGCACGGACGCGACAAAACGAGGATTTAAAAAAAATGGGTATGTTTAATAGCGAAACTGAAAACCACTGCCTGAAATGCTGTCATTAAACAAAAACCGGAGCGCTAGGAAATGACTAAACTTGAAGAACTAAAAACTGCTTATGATGCTTATGCTGCTGCTGAAGATCATGCTGCTGCTGCTGAATCTCATGCTGCTGATGCTGATGCTAAATTACGTACTGCTACTGAAGCCCACGCTGCTGTTGCTGTTGCTGAAGCCCGCGCTGCTGTTGCTGTTGCTGAAGCCCGCGCTGAATTATTTGCTGCTGAAGTTCGTGCTGCTAAATCGCGTGAAGAAGCTGCTAAATCGCGTGAAGAAGCTGCTAAATCGCGTGCTAAATTGCGTGCTAAATTGCCCTCTTAGAGGGAGGCAGGTAAGCATATAACTGTTTCGGATTCAAGAGAGCTAGGAAATGACAATAAGAGAGGGGTATATTTTGGATCAAGAGAGCTAGGAAATGACAATAAGAGAGGGGTATATTTTGGATAAGCCGAAAAGCTGGGAGTTTTTTATAAACAGCACTTATTACAAGGTTGGGTCGCATGGTTTTGTGTTTATGTGGAATAATGGCGGCTGGGTTAGGTCAAGCAAGAAAGTTAAGGAATTGAAGCCCACGAAAAGAAGCACTATGTCAAGAAAGCCGAGAAGCCCCAGAGGAAAGAGTAAAAAGAGCTTGATATTAGAGGCTATTAAATGCACTGGAGAGCTTACATCTGAGCAATTGCAGCAAGTGCTAGGCTTGGGTAAAGAGTCTCTTAGGGGTGCGCTAAAAGACCTCTGTTATGAAGACAAGCTTGTAAATAAAGACGGTTTTTATAGCGTCCCGGTTCGTTGTGCTGCCTTTAATAATTTAAGTATTTTTAGCTAATTTTATCGCCTTAAAACGCTTTAAATAAAATCCAATGATTAAGGTTTGAAAAAAGAGGGTTTTTATGGATTTGCATGAGGAAATAAGGTCTGTGCTTTTTTGGGAGAAAAAGCCGATAAGTGCCGAGGTTATACGGTGGAGAGTTGCAAGAATGAGAGAGGCTAGCTGTCTTGAGAAAGATCAAGTGGTAACTGATGGTTATATTGATTGCGTGGAAAAAGAAGCCCAAAAGCTGCAATCATTGGCGACATTTAAGCGAACAATGCGAGCTATGCCGGACGTTGAAACTGTTTTGATAAATAAAAAATACTACAGGCAATTAATTAGAAGTAAAAATAAAACGGTCTTGATTGTCTTTTTTTATAAAGCTTGTGATATAATTGGTCATTTAAAAGGCAGATTATTTATCTATGCAGGCAGTATTAGAAGACTATCAGCGCGACTTTACGGGTTTATCTTGTCTGCATTCCGTTGATCCCTCAAAAGTAAGGCTTTACAAGTGCTTAAAGAAAGTAGCTTTATTTTCCGAAAAGGTTAAAAGGCTTTTAAGCTATTGTGAGGCTTTAGATTGGAAAGAGTGTAAAAAAGCCATATTGCTTAATGCTAATCAATTAGACCCCAGCCCTATAATGTACATGCCTTCCAGTGGTAGCGGCTCGCTTTTAGTTTTTAATGAGATATGCACAGACGGCGATATTGCAAAGCTAAAAAAGCTAGTATTACTGCTTGAGCAAGATGTTGCTTATCTTAAATCTATTTGCGAGGTTGATTAATGGGTATTTTGGGTAGGCTTTTAGGCTCAGATCAGGCTATCAAGCAAGTCGGAGAGATGGCAAACAAGGGCATGGATATATGGGACATGTCCAAGTTCACGCCGCAGGAGCGGGTTGCTGCATTTGAAAGGTTGGCCAAGGTTACGTCAAATAGTGAGACATCAATATCAAGACGTATATTGCTCTGGTCTTTGGTCATAGCTATAAATACTTGTTTAACGATAGGCATTGTCTGGATAGCCACTGATGAACTAGAAAAGGTTAATAGTCTTATTGCGTTTATTAGCTCGCTAAAGCTTGATTGGGCTTTTACTGGCGCGGTTAGCTTTTATTATTTAACTCATATAATCAATGGTAAGAAAAAATAGTGATCAATTGCGTATTTATTCCCGCTAAATCATCAATAGAGCCTAGCACTTTAAGGCTTGTCGGTGATCATAAAATACACGGATACATAGTGCCAGATGGGTTTGTTTCTGATGGTGGTTCGATCCCTAAGCCTTTTACGTTACTAGCAGACAGATATGGGCAGGCTTTAGAGTGCTACATATTACATGATTACCTGTTGTCCATTTCCAATAATAGTAAGAAAAAATACAGACATGCAGATGATACTTTATATCAGCATTGCCTGGATATCGGGGTAAACAGATACAGAGCTAAGCTTATTCACTGGGGCGCGTTAGCTGGTTCAATTAATAGAGTGAGAAAAGACAAAGGTATTTTAAGCTGGGGTAGCAACAATGGACAGTAAAACCTTTGAGGGCTTATTAATACTTATTTTAATTATTACTGCCTGCGGAGTTATTCTATGAGAGACATTAGGCACCTCGTGATTCATTGCTCAGATTCACCCCAAGGCAGGGGCGACAATGCAGAAACTATACATAGATGGCATACAGAGAAAGGCTGGGATGGCATAGGATACCATTATGTAATACTTGAAAACGGAGAGATAGAAGCTGGCAGACCGGAATACTGGCCCGGCGCTCATGTGAGAGGGCGCAATAAGAGCAGTATAGGGATATGCTTAATTGGTAACGGTGTTTATACGATTAAACAATACAGGGCTTTGGAGCTTCTTTTACTAAGACTAAAGGGAAGGCACGAAGAAGCAGAGATTGTCGGCCATGATGAGCTAGACAGCCATAAAGATTGTCCATGCTTTGATGTCCAAGAGTGGCTTAAAGGAACATGCCTTTTAGAATATGTTTAAACAGAACTCAATAAGCCAAATGAATGGCATCAAGTAATCCATAAATGATGGTTATAGTTTGTATGAATAGGTATATAATTGCTATAGTTAACATAAATACTGTATTTATAAATCAAATAGTTAGTATTAAAAAGGGGTTTTCAGTTGGATAGTGAAGATAAGCCGGTCAAGAAGCAGCAAAGGCAAAGAGGGCCGGGACGAAATAAGAAATTTCTAATGAGTCGCTTGCAAGATATGTACGGCGAGGACTTTCATCCTATTATGAGAATGGCCGAGAATGCTGTAAAGCTACAGAAGGCCGCACAGAGAGAGGACGACCCCGCAAGTCTAAAGGCTGCTATTGATGGTTGGGATAGGATAGCTAAGTATGTAGAGCCTCAATTAAAAGCTGTTGATATCACTGGTGATGTAGAGGTTAAGGCGGTTGATATGTCGGGCTGGTCTGAGGAACAGCTAGATGAGTTCATTAAGCAGAATGCCAAGTAATAGGGCTGAAAAGTTAAGCTTAGCGCAGGCTATAGCTATGAAGCGGTCACTTGTTAATAAGCGTAAAACTGTCTATGGCATATATGAACCGAGCGACCAAGGCCCTAAGCTAATACGCTGCATACAAGAGCAAGACGGAAAGTATGTAGAAGTCGATCACCCCCCTACCGTAACCGTTCCCGCCAAGTTAGAGAAATTTGTAACAACTCAAAAGCGTTTTAAGGTCGCGTTAGGCGGCAGGTCTGGAGCTAAGTCTAATACATTCGGGGATATATTCGCTGCAAGGGCAAAGGATTACGGACATAAAACGATGTGCTTGCGTGAATTGCAAAACAGTATCGAGGATAGTGTCCATGCCCTGTTATCTGAGGAGATCAAGCGCTTAGGCTTTGATGATTTTGAGGTGACTAATAATGCCATTAGATTGAAGGGGGAGGATGTCTTTAAGTTTAAGGGGCTGGCTAGGAACCCGGACGCTGTTAAGTCTATGTTCGGCTTCATGGCTGCTTGGGCAGAGGAGGCGCAGACCTTGTCAGAGGAGTCATTAACGATGCTAACACCTACGATTAGGGAGGCGGGTTCTGAGTTGTGGTTTAGTCTCAACCCGGGTAGTAGTGAAGATGCAATAAGTAAGAGATTCTTAGCTCCGTTCTATGATTCATTATTGAAGTATGGCTATTACGAGGATGATCTGCATTTAATTGTTTGGATTAATTACAATGATAATCCGTGGCATAGCCCAGAGCTTGAGCAAGAGCGCTTATATGATAAGGCTAGGCTTTCAAGAACGGCTTATGATCACAAGTGGCTAGGTTATTATAATGATGAGGTTGAGGACGCGTTAATCAAGGCTGAGTGGTTTGACGCATGCATTGATGCTCATAAGAAGATAGGAACAGTTGATCAGTGGGCAGTAGGTGCTAAGTATGCCGCACACGACCCAAGCGATACAGGGCCAGATAGCAAAGGTTATGCAGCTCGCCATGGGTCACTTGTTTATAGTATCGAGGAAAAGCAGGATGGTAACGTCAATGAAGGCGGGGATTGGGCTACGGGTTTAGCTATTAGCCAAGGTGTTGATCATTTCACTTTTGATGCTGATGGTCTTGGGGTTGGGATAGGTAGAGATGTTGCAAAGGCATTCAATGGTACTAACGCAAGTACGCACTTGTTTAAAGGCAGCGAGTCACCGGAGCAGCCTAACTCTATTTACGACGATTTGGCGGGGTCTGATGTTAAGAACAAGAAAAGAAACAAAGACATTTTTAAGAATAAGAGGGCGCAGAACTATCAACGGCTTAGAGATAGGTGTTATCAGACGTATTTAGCGGTCACTCAGGGTAAGTTTATAGACCCGGAGAATTTGATTAGTTTTGATAGCTCTATTAAGCTACTCCAAAAGTTGCGATCTGAGCTATGCAGGATGCCGATCAAGCCCAATGCTAACGGCTTGATAGAGTTGTATACCAAGCCTGCGATGAAGTCTAAATTTAATATAAATTCGCCTAATCTAGGTGATTCCGTGATGATGTTGATGTCTGCTCCCAAGGCTCAAGTAAAAAGGGAAAGGATAAAGTTCGAGGGCTGGGGATAATATGTCAAAAAATTACAATAACCATAACTACGTGTCGAATCTTGTTAAAAAGGCTCAGGATGCCGATAGCGACGAGAGGCAAGAGGTTAGGGACGCAACGCTATTTATACACAAGAAGGATGGCCAGTGGGAGCCTTACTGGTGGAACAAGAATCAGGGCAAGCCTAGATATACTTTTGATATGTGCGGCCCCGTAGTCGATCAGATTGCTGGCGAGCTAGAAAGCGCGAACTTTTCTATAACTGTTGATCCTGCAGGTGGTGGAGCTAGTAAAGAAAACGCCAAAGTTATATCGGGGATGGTTCGCAATATAGAGCGGATGTCGAACGCAACTCATATATATAATAGTGCTGCTAGGTCAATGATAACGGGCGGCATAGCTGGCTGGAGGGTTGTACAGAAATACTCAAGTGGCGATAGCTTTGATCAGGACTTGATTATCGAGCCTATAGATAACTTCGTTGATAGGGTGTGGCTTGATACTTCTAGCCAAAGTCAAGACGGTTCTGGGTCGAACTGGGGCGTGGTTTTACAGGATGTTACAAGAGAGGATTATGAGGGGCGGTGGCCAGAGGGTTCCGGTGGTTCAGTTTCGGATGGTCGGCAGGCTAGCGCATATGATCAGAAGCCCGACACGATAACAGTAGGCGAGTTTTTATATAAAAAGCCCATTGATAGAGAGCTTGTGCTGATGGATAACGGCCAAGTTTATGAAGTCAATGATGATTACGAGAAAGTTAAGGACGAGCTAGCAGCGGTTGGCGTAACTGAAAAAGCTAGAAGAAAAAGAAAAACTTACCGAGTCTATAGCAGGTTTTACGATAATAGCGGCTGGCTTGATGATGAAAAAGAGACGGTATTTAGTTACATTCCTGTGATTCCGACATACGGCAATTTCGCTGTAATTGAAAACAAGTACACTTATAGCGGTGCTATACGTCGTCTCATGGATTACCAGCGAGTATATAATTACACAGAAAGCAGGGCTATTACTGAGGCCGCACTGGCGCCAAGGGCTAAAATCCCAATGACTGACGCTATGATGGCTGGCCACGTTGAAGAACTATCAACGCTTAATATTGATGATTCGCCGGTACTTCCTTTTAATCCCGATCCAGAGTTGCCCGGATATATTCCACAACAGATAAGCGGGGCGCAAGTCAATCAAGGCTTGTCCGTTATATCTGCAAG